ATCCGTATTCTCTTTTACGCCATTGCAATTCCCAGTTTCTCCAATTCTTCCATGAAGCAATCCCTGCTGCACCGGTATCCCAATATTCCCCTCGGGTAATTGTTCATCCAGTTTTCCGTCTTCTGCAGTTCCTTCTCGCTCACCTGGTCAAAATCCGTTCCTTTTGGATGTTTGCGACGTATCATCCCATTCTCGTTCTCATTCGTTCCTCGCTCATAGCTACTATATGGATGAGCATAATATAGCTTTGTCCTGTTCGTCTTCTTGTTTATGCATGACTTCTCCAATTCGTCCGCAGCAGCAAATTCGGATCCATTATCAAATGTAATGCTTTTAAAAACTGACCGGAACCGCTTCGCACCCCATTTCTTCTCCAGCTTGTCCATAGCCTTAACGATGGTTCCTGCTCTCCTGTCCGGTATCTTGATGATGATCTCTTGCCTGGTCTTTCGCTCGGTCAGTGTAAACAGTGCTGATTTCCCGCTCATCTTTTTCGTGCTATATACGGTATCGCCTTCCCAATGCCCAAACTCTGCTCTGGTTGCGATCTCTTCCGGTCGCTTTTCAATGCTCTCTCCGGCTGGTGCTCTGCTTGCTTCCTTCTTCACCTTCTGGTATTGATTCTTTTTCACGCCATGTCGTGGTAACTGCTTTTGTGTCAGGTTTAGGAATACTCCCTTTTTGATGTAACTATATAGCGTCGGTATAGATATCTCTGTCCCGAATCCTTCTTCCTTCGCCTTTGCCAGTGCTGCTGCAGGGCTATAGTCCAGGTCTATGATCGTATTTTCGATAAATTTTGCATAAGCATGGTCTTTCCCTATCTTGAGATCTGGTCCTTTGTCTCTTAAATGGTTCTGGTACCGTTCCTCTGCAATATCCGGGCTATACATGATCTTGTGTTCCCATGTCTTTCCGTCCAGACGTTCATATTGTCCTCTTTTTATTTCTCGATATATTGTTGATATGTGTACCCTCAGCTTATCGGCGATTTCCTTTACCGGCAATCCTTCTTTGAGCCACTTCTCTATCCTGAGCCGATCCGTTTTGGTCAACTGCTTATAGGTTCGTCCCATATTGTTTTACTCCCTTTTTGTCGCATTCTTTCCACTTTTACATTGTATTCTTTCTCTCTTTTCTTTTCCAAACGTTTCTTTCTTTGTATCAAAATCTATGCAACTCTATGCAACAAAAATGCCCCGGCATATTCGCCGGGGCTGGAAATTGTAGGAGGATTTCCCAAATATTGATATTATGCTTTTTTAAGCTGTCCGCTTTTCAGAAGGTTCAGCAGCGTTGTATTCTGTGTTGCCGTCCCTGTGTAATTGCTGATGCCATTGGCCGCAGCGATCTTCTTTCGCTCAGCAAAACTGCTCCCGGCTCCGATGTAGTTAAGTGCAGTAACGATGCTGGATGACTTTCCCGGGTATTTTGCATAGTAATATACAACTGCATCCTCCTGTGCCGTTCCGCTGCATACGATCTCCGTATGTCCCTTGCTTTTCGTGCATACGATATCTCCTAACTGTAATTGCGATAGCGGTGTTCCTGTGATTTCTTTAAATCCCAAGGACAGTAATACGCTCGGCTCGCTGGCTGTGTTAAAGTCTGCAATATCCTTCTCCATGGCACATGCCACACATGTCCGCACCATGGACGAACAATCTACTTCGCAAGGTGTCGCCACCTTTGCCGGTTCCCATCCTGCCGCCTTGGCTGCATTGTACCCGGTGCTCCTTTGACCTTGATCATAGCCAAAATTATTGTTGTTGGCCATCACCTTTGCGTTCGTGCCGATCCATTTGGCTGTATTGGCATTCGTACACCTGAAGATTCTCCATCCTAGGCTGTGTGTGTAGGCAGTTGTGATTCTCACTTCTGTGCCTGTCTGGTCTCCCGCTTGACCGCCGGTATAGCAATTCCCGTGCTCGTCGTGGCACGCTCCTGCAAATTGTACGCTCATTCTTCTTCCCCCTCTTGGTCTACCTCTGGTAATCCTGTCAATGATGTTGCAAGGCTCAGCACCCCGGCCAATACCGTAGCGGATGCCGTCATCGTCCAGTTAACGTCATCCAGTGCCGCTCCCACTCCTGCAATTGATATAAATGTCTGTGCCATGGTTTTGATTGCCCTTGTTCCGGCGGCTTCCCACCAGCTTTTGCTTGTTAAATATCCCATATGTTCTCCTTCCTATACCTTGTTAATTAGGTACTCATCCAAATTCCTTTTAGCGTCTCTGAGCTCTTGGATATTGTTTCCATCGATAGCGTGCGAAGTCAGAGCTTGCAAGCTCTCAATGATAATCTTATTTGTAGCAGACATGTTTGCTTCGATCTGCCGTATCTGCTCATCATCCTGGTTCATGTGCTTGCTTCCATCGTCCAACCTCTTGTTGATCTGCTTAACATCTGCCTCTAACTTATCGATCCGCTCGTCCTGCTTTTTGTTTGGTGCTTTTGCTTTGTTTGCTACATTGATGATCACCATTACAGCTCCGGATATCGTAATAAGTGCCGCACATATCCCGATGATGATATTCCACAACTCATATGGCGTGATTGTAATCGGTGTGTTCATAGTTTCCCTTTATCTCCTTTCTCAATCACCGCTCCCCGGGGCTTACGCATCTTCCCCTATCACTTCTGCGTATCTTTTCTCCGCTTCCATCACCTCGTCCTTTCCTGTTTCCACATCGCCCAGCTCTGCCAGTCTCTTCGCCAGCAGTCTTATAACCTTTGCCTGTACCTCTGTAATCTGCTCCAACTGGTCAATGATTTCCCATTCCTTCATGCCGCTCCTTTCTGTGCCTTCTTTTCTGACCTCTCTTTTTCTTTTAGATAGATCTCGTTCAGCCTTTCGGTCAGGTTTTTATTTTCGACCTCCTTTATCATCCCTTTATAAGACGCTATTCGTCGGTCGAACTCTTCTTTTGTCATCTCTCCTGCAAAGTATCGTCTGCATATTCCGTGCATGGCACTCTTGATCCTTCTGGTCGTTGCCTTCCTGAGCTTCATTTTTGCCGGTGTGATGATATATCCGACAAATTCTATCCTTCCCAATGGGCGTATGGCTGTCTTTGCATTCAGATCCAGATGCAGCCTTTCCAATGCATACGCTTTTATTTTTTCCAGGTAATATTTGGCCGTCTCTTTATCCGGGGCTAAGATGGCAATATCGTCCATGTACCTATCATATTTTTGTATTTTTAGCACATGCTTTGCGTATTGATCCAGCTCGTTTAGATAGATGTTTGCAAATAGATGGCTTGTCAGGTTTCCGATCGGCATTCCCACATCTGTTAACCACTCTTCTGCTGTCAGCTCCTCCGCACTCATATACCTCGGCAGCCCGAATCTCATTCCGTCGGAGTCAATGATGCTCTTTAATAACCACATCAGTTTTCTGTCTTTGATCCGCTTTTCTAAGATGCAAATTAGGATATCATGATCTACCCGGTAAAAATACTTACTTATATCTATTTTTACGCAGTACCAATTGCCCGGCTTCCCTTCCGCTTGCCGCATCCAGTACTGCAGCCGCTTTGCCGCCTTAAGTGCTCCTTTGTCCTTCCTGCAGGCGTAGCTATCCTCTATCATCATTTTGTCATAAAAAGGATTCAATACCTGATATATACACCATTGCACGATACGGCTCTCGACCGGCAGCGACATGACCATCCGTTTCTTCGGCACATAGATCCAATGCTTTCGGTATGGACCAAAATGGAACAACTCTTCTCTTAGTTCTTTTTGTATCCGCAGCAGATTGGAGTCCAGATCGCTGGCGAACTGCAGCATCTCTCCTCGATACCGTTTCTGTTTGATTGCATTCAGGTACGCCTGGTTTAATTGTTCGAAGCTGGTCATATCTTCGAACACATCATCCAATACTTGCTTTGTGTTACTGCGTGTGGCGTTTCCGTCTCCGCAGTGTTGCGTCATTTCTTCCATGTCTATTCTCGTTATGGAACGGTTAATGGATCCCTTTGGCTCCTTCTTTCCTGCATGGTTCCTTGAAACCGTGCACGCATGTCCGAAGAAGGCAGAGCGCAGCGGCCGCCGATGTTCGTGTTCGTGTTGGAGCGGGGGTTGTTGAGGTTCGAGTTGAACACCCCGGCATTCGCACCATTGTTCCAATTGCCCCCACGATACAGGCACCGCTATGACCCATTCCCGGCATTCTTATTGTTTCTCTTTCATACTCCTTTCGTATCCGCCGATCAGCCGGCCGATTTCGTCATTATATCTTGCCCATACTTCCCGCTCATGCATTGTCAGCGGAGGTGCAAACCGATCTCCGCAATATGACCGGTCGGATGCCATGACTACCAGCTCTTTCAGGACCGCCAATTCTACATCCAGGCTCTGTACGGTAGTCTTTTTATAGATTTTCTTTTCTATTTCCGTTGCATATCGGAACATGCTTAACATGCAATCTCGCATCATGTCCGCTATTTTCCGATTCCGCCTTGGAAATTTATCCACCCTTGGCATCCCGTATTTGAGCATTTCACTGATCTTTTCCTTGAGGACGAATTTTCTTGGTTCTATTCCGTCTTCTCCGATGTCCTCCGGCACTTGGTAACTGCCGCCATGATTTTGCTTCGGTCGATTGTTCCGGTTGAAATTCTGTTCCATCTCTCTTCCTTTGCATCCTTTATTCCATGT